AACTACTGCCCCTCTGGGCACACTTGCTGCTATGGGTACTGCCTTGGCTCATAATCATGGGTTTACTTATTCGGCTACTGAACACGGTGTAGTTATTGGTCTTGTAGCCGTACGTGCGGATCTTACATACCAGCAAGGCCTTGCTCGTATGTGGTCTAGATCGACACGTTATGATTTTTATTTCCCGGCATTTGCAACCTTAGGTGAACAAGCAGTTCTTAATAAGGAGATTTATGTTCGTGGTGATAGTAATGACAATAATGTTTTTGGTTATCAAGAACGGTGGGCAGAATATCGTTATTATCCCAGCCGTATTAGCGGTTTATTCCGTTCTACTGCTGCTGGCACTATTGATGCTTGGCATCTTGCTCAACGGTTTACGTCATTACCTACTTTGAATACTACGTTTATACAAGATACGCCACCTGTTGATCGTATTGTGGCTGTAGGTGCTGCTGCAAATGGTAAGCAGTTTATATTTGATAGTTTCTTTGATTGTAAGAAAGCACGACCAATGCCGATGTACTCTGTACCCGGATTGATCGACCATTTCTAATATGTTTGGCGGTCTTTCAATTGGCGGTGCGATTGGTAGTGTGCTTGGTTTTATAGGCCAGCAACAAACCAATCAAAAGAATTGGGATATAGCACAAGCAGCAAACGCTGCTAGTGCTTCTCAAGCACAAGCTCAGATGGACTTTCAAGAACGTATGCGTGCTACTCAATATCAAACTGCTGTTGAAGATATGCAAAAAGCAGGATTAAATCCGATGCTTGCATATTCTCAAGGTGGAGCGGGTACCCCATCGGGTGCGATGGGGCAGGTGTCCACTGCAAAGGTAGGTAATTCTTTAGCTTCAGCTGTCCAAGGCTATCAATCTATGGCACAAACAAATGCTGATTTGGAACAAAAAGCAGCATTAACTACTAATACTTCTGCTCAGACTGTGAAAACTGAAGCAGATACTATTAAAACGGCTGTTGATATTGGCAATATATTAGAACAAACAAAAGTTAATACGCAAACTTACAAAAATTTGGAAGTTACGTTTAATAAACTTTTGGCTGAAATTGCATTAATTAATGCTCAAAAGCCTTTAGTACAAGCTCAAACTGGCCTTACCACTGAACAGGCTAAGAATGTTGAAAAGAATATTGCACCAAGTACTGACCCTTGGTGGTATAGAGATTTTAAACGGTCTGTACAAAGTATCAGACAAAATCCATCGTTGTTAATACCTTTTGGAGGCAAGAAATGAGTAAAAATTCTTTATTTTTACGTACCCCCTATAACTATGATACAGATGCTGCATCTAATGAGTCAGGGTTGGCTTGTGAGGAGCCTTCTCTGGCTCAGCAGCATTTCAAAGAAGAATGTGATATTAACACCATTCTTCAAAAATTTAATATTACTGGGATCCTACCGGAAGCCCCATTATCGCCTCGTTATGGCGATTTTAGTGGTATCGGTGATTACCATTCTGCCATGAACCGTGTTTTGGCAGCAAAAACTGAGTTTGAGTCATTACCAGCTCAAATACGCGCTAGATTCCAAAATGATCCAGCGCTATTGATTGAGTTCTTGCAAGACGAGAATAATCGACCAGAAGCCGAGGAACTCGGTCTGGTCGAAAAAGCAGCTGCCGAAGTCGTAGAAGCTGCTCAAGTCACACCTGAAAAGGCGGCTTAAAAAGCCGTAGCACAGTTACATTACTTGATGTAACTGTGCTAGGTGACACCAAACCGAAAATGTTAGTTAACCGAGGAGCAAAAATATGATGTATAGAAAACCTGTAAATAAGCGCAAGTCGGCAAAGACATTTCGCCGAACCGCTAAACGTACTAAAGCAGCTAATATGCAAAAAGCCCCACATCGTGGTGGCTGGCGTTTGTAATTAATTAAAATGGGTACCTCACATGCCTTGTTATCATCCTTTAAGCGCATATCAATGCGCTGATGGTTCAATTGTCTTTTATGAATCAAAAAGACATGACACTGTCAAATCTTTATCTTTACCCTGCGGACAATGCATTGGCTGCAGGTTGGAACGTTCACGCCAGTGGGCTATTCGATGCATGCATGAAGCTCAAATGCATGAACAAAATTGTTT